AAGAACAACTCAAGCACCAACTGGTCTACGGTGGGTATCCCGAACTCTGGGAGCAGATGCTCATTGAGCGCGCAAAGATCCGTCAGGCCCGCGAGAAGTCCGAGCGTGAGGCCCGCATCGCCCGGCGCAAGTTAGTGGCTCAGCGCATCCTTGCCGCTCAGATCATCGGCGGCGCCATTGCCGTCATCATCATTGGCGTGATCATTATTTTTATCATCCGACAGGCGATGACTTAAAGGGGACAAGCATGGAATGGCTTAAACAAATTGCACCGACTATTGCGACCGCGATGGGCGGGCCTTTGGCCGGCATGGCTGTGGCGGCCATCTCTAAGGCGATTGGCGTCGATGAGGAGAAGGTTGGCGACCTGATTAGCAACAACAAGCTCACGGCTGATCAGATCGCCCAGGTCAAACTCGCCGAGATTGAGCTGCAAAAGCAGGCCCAGGATTTGGGCTTGAACTTTGAGGAGCTCGCCGTAGATGACCGCAAAAGCGCTAGAGAGATGCAGGTGGCGACCCGTTCTTGGGTTCCGCCTCTGCTGGCGGCATCGGTGACGATAGGCTTTTTCGCCATCCTTGGCGGCATGATGTTTGGCCGTATGTCGGTCGCTGATAACACGGCGCTGACGATGATGCTGGGCTCTCTAGGCACCGCCTGGACCGGCATCATCGCCTACTACTTCGGATCGTCTGCTGGCTCTCAGGCCAAGACTGAACTTCTCGGGGGCAAGAAGTGAAAGAGAACTTTGACTCCGCACTAGAGCACGCTCTTAAGTCGGAAGGTGGTTTCAGTAATCATCCCCGCGATCCTGGCGGCATGACCAACCTAGGCGTTACCAAACGCGTCTGGGAGGAGTGGGTCGGCCATCCAGTTGACGAGAAAGCCATGCGCGCCCTCACGCCTGAGCTGGTTGCGCCTCTGTATAAGGCGAAATACTGGGACAAGATCAAAGGCGACGAGTTGCCCGCTGGCGTCGATTACATCGTATTCGATGCCGCCATCAACTCCGGCCCAGGCCGAGCCGCCAAATGGCTGCAGACGGTGGTCGGGGCCGTGCCCGACGGGGCCATTGGTGCGGGCACTCTGGCCAAGGTTGCCGCTATGCCTTCGGCCGACATTGTGGAAAAATACCAGGAAACCCGTTTGCAGTTCCTTCAGAGCCTGCCGACGTGGGATACTTTTGGCAAAGGCTGGGGGCGTCGCGTCGCGGAAGTAGAGGACGCAGCCGGCAAGATGCTCGCATAAAACAACATGGCTACAAACCTTAATCAGCAGATCCAGGTGCCTGCGCTGCCCGACATCGGGTCGGCGCCGCGGGTTTGTAGATCAGACAAGCGGCGCTCTTCGCACGTTTTTCATCAAATTGGTTAACTCTATTTCGGCGCTGTTTGGGCCTCGCGGCGGAAAGTATCTGAACACGCCTTACGGCGCATTTCAGGACTCCACCGATCAGACGGACGGGTCAACCGCCGTAGCGTATTACTTCCGATACAACACGACGGACTACAGTAACGGCGTCTCAATTGTTTCACGAACCGCTTCATTTACTGGGTCAGTTGCTCTTACTGTTCTGACCGTTTCTGCGGTTTCGGCGGGTACGATCTACCCGTCGATGCAGATCACTGGCACTGGCGTAACGTCTGGGACGCGCATTGTTGCGCAGCTCACGGGAACCGCAGGCGGCGCAGGAACTTATACGGTTTCCGTTTCGCAAACCGTTTCATCTACGGCCATGACGGGAGATCTGCCATCGCAGATTCAGGTCGCTCAGGCTGGACTTTACGATGTCCAATTTAGCGCGCAGCTTGTCAACTCTACGAACGACGTTCAGACGGCGTCTATTTGGTTTAGGAAAAACGGCGTTGACATTGCCAATTCAAACAGCGAATTCGGCATAAAGCCGAGGAAGTCAACAGGGGCGCCAAGCCAAACCATTGCGGCATTGAACTTTTTTGTCGATCTTGAGCAAGACGATTACATTGAGTTGATGTGGCGCGTCAGTGATTCCGGTGTGTCGCTGGAGCACTTTGCCGCTGTGACTGCTAGCGTATCAACCCCCGCAATCCCTGCGACTCCGTCTATCATTTTGACGGTCACTTTTGTCTCTAACCTTTCGGCCTGACCTATGCCCTACATCAAGCTGCAGATTCCTCCGGGCGTCTACCGTAACGGCACCGAATACCAGTCGGCCGGACGGTATTACGACGCTTCCCTTGTTCGCTGGTTTGAGAACACGATGCGCCCGGTTGGCGGGTGGCGCAAGCGCAGCAACTCGCAGATGACGGGCCTGTGCCGCGGCTTTCTCAACTGGCGCGACAACAGTGGCAACCGCTGGATCGCTGCCGGCACGCACTCCAAACTGTACGCGATGAACGAGGCTGGCACCTTGAAGGACATCACGCCTTCAGGGTTCACCTCTGGATCTGCCGATGGTGTCTCAAAAATCGGCTATGGATACGGACCTTATGGGTCATACGCTTATGGAGTTGCGCGTCCAGATACAGGATCTGCCACTGCTGCCACCACATGGAGCCTGGACACCTGGGGCGAGTATCTGGTGGGCTGCTCCAGCTCTGACGGCAAACTCTACGAGTGGCAGCTGGGCTTTTCCACGCCCACGCTGGCCGCTGCGATCGCGAACGCTCCGACCGGGAACGAGGCTGTTATGACTACCTCGGAGCGGTTCGTTTTCGCTCTGGGCGCGGGGGGCAATACCCGTAAGGTTCAGTGGTGCGATCAGGAAGACAATACGGTTTGGACGCCGGCAGCCGACAACCAGGCCGGTGATTTTGAGCTCACGACGGTCGGAGACCTTAAGTGCGGCAAGCGCGTGCGCGGTCTTAACATCCTCTTTACTGACGTGGATGTACACACCGCCACCTATGTCGGTCTGCCTTACGTCTACTCGTTTGAGAAGGTGGGCTCGGCCTGCGGCGTGATTTCCTCGCAATCCGTGGCGGCGATTGAGACGGCCGCGATCTGGATGTCGCGCTCAGGCTTCTGGACTTATGACGGATACGTCAAGCCGCTACCCTGCGACGTCTCGGATTTCGTGTTTCAGGACATCAACTACACGCAGGCCAGCAAGATCTACGCGGTCAATAATAGTAAATATGGCGAGATCTGGTGGTTCTATCCGTCTGCGCAGTCCAACGAGAATGACTCATATGTAGTTTATAACTATCGTGAGAACCATTGGGCTATTGGCGATCTAGCGCGTACTGCCGGCACTGACCGTGGTGTGTTCGCTAACCCACTTATGGTTTCCGCTGACGGATACATCTACGAGCACGAAGTGGGCTACGCCTACGATTCGGCGGTTCCGTTTGCCGAGTCCGGCCCGGTCGAGCTGGGTAACGGCGATCAGACGATGTCGGTGCGCCAGCTGATCCCTGACGAGCAGACGCTGGGCGAGGTCCAGGTTTCCTTTAAGGTGCGGCAGTACCCGATGGCGACGGAAACCACCTATGGCCCGTATACAGCATCCCAGCCTACGGATGTGCGCTTCTCCGGGCGCCAGGTAAAGGTCCGCTACACCGGAGCGGTCTTGGACGACTGGCGCGTGGGTGTGCCGCGGATGGAGGCGGTTGCGGCAGGTGGCCGTTAATGGACGAACTAGAGTTCCAAAGATGTGCCAAATACCTAGAGGCGGCGTTAGAATACTCTGGAGGGACACACGGAATTGAAGACATTGCGGAGGGTGTGCGCCAAGGCCGATACCAGTTCTGGCCGGCGCCTAACGCCGCAGCAATTACCGAGATCATTGTCTATCCGCGACTGAAAGAGCTTCATTGCTTTCTGGCCGGCGGCGACCTCGATGAACTCAAGGTTATGCGACCTTACGTCGAAACTTGGGCAAAACGTAACGGTTGCAGCAGGTCAACTTTCTCGGGCCGCAGAGGCTGGGAACGAACCTTCATGAAGGACGAAGGCTACAGACCACAATGGTTTGTAGTGAGCAAGGAGCTATAACGTGGCGACACGACTACCGTACTACACGGGCAACGACGACGTTTATTCGCAGCTGATGCGGCAATTTGAAACCGAATTGCCGTATTACAGCGCGCCCGTTACGTCTGGTGGTGGCTACGATCCGACGCTTTATTATCGGCAGCCAAGCGCAGACTACAGCGCCGGTTTGCTCGGTGGTGGCGATATGTATGCCGGCGCTGATGGTGGTTTTGCTGCGCCTTCTGGATCGACGTCTATGGGCGGCGGTCTGCTCGGATCGTTTGGTTTTGGCGGTAGCAGCACCCCTTCCGATGGCACTGTAAGCACCGGATTTGGCGGCCTGTCTTTGTCGCCTTCTGGCGTCGTATCCGCAAACACAATCGGCACTCCTGCGTCAATGGGTCTCACTGGCCTTGGCCTCGTTACGGGTATGCCTCTTGGTTTAATCGGAATGATCTCTAACCAGTCCGCAGTTAATGCGGCCCAAGCACTTTCTTCGTCTCTATCTGACACGATGGGCCTTAACGCGCCTGATGGCATAACGGCGACCGCCGGACCTTCGGGC